GTAGCACTCCTACCGTGGGTTCATCATATAGCTAGATTTATAGGGAGATACGGATGAAGACTAAAGAGGACATGGTGAACAACCCCTCTCATTACAATCAAGCAGGGGTTGAAGCGATAGACGCTATACGGGCAGCTACAGGGGAGGGATTTGAGTATTACCTACAGGGGAATATACTTAAGTACCTGTGGAGGTATCGGTACAAGAATGGTGTAGAGGATTTAAAGAAGGCTGAGTGGTATCTTAAGGTTCTGATTGAGGAGGTAGGGGAATGACCGTAGAAGATAAATGGATTATTATAACAGTGGGTCTATCGGTAACAATCCACCTTGTTCACTTCTTCTACTAGGTTTATACATTCTTATGCCTGATTCAGCTATATTGCCAGCTACAGGTATGTATGCTCTATCTGTCAACCCTCCTACTTTTCTAATAAATTCTGATTGAGGTCTGTTTAGTCCTAAGGGTGCAAGAGATTTTCCTGGTCCCTTCACGCCTAATTTTTTAAGGGATTGTTTTCTTGCTTCCCTTCCTTCATCAGCTATCTTCTCCATAGCCTTTTGTATTTTTTTAGTCTGTCCTTTTTTACCTTTACCTAATACGTTCAGGTGCATAGGTGGAGTTATAGATACTATCCTATCTGCCATTGGTGCGTTTAACTCTATATTTTTTACAGCGGCTAAGTTATTTCCATCGTTACCAAAAGAAACTAAGTTACCGTCCTTTTTAATAACTGTTAGATAATTAACTCCTCCTAGTTCATAAGCGTCCGTAACGTGCGCTCCACTAAGGACTACTTCTACATTGTCCTTGCCCTTTTTAGCGGCATCCCTTATTTTTTTATCATTAACTACTCTAATCCCCTGACCCTCTAAAGCGTCAAGCAAATCTAAATTAGTTTTAAATTTTTTACCTTTAAAAGAATCTCTTACTGCCTGTATGTTTTTACCACCGTAGATTGTAGACCTTGAGGCAGTCAAAGGAGTTCTTAAATTTCCACTAGCTCGACCAGTGTAGGGCCTTCGTATAGCCATACGCCAATCTTTAGCGTCTAAATCTATACCCTGTCCCTTCCCCATTTGTCTGAAGACCGCACTCATAGTATCCTTATTTAAACCAGTTGCGGCCCTCATGATTTTATCGTACTCCCCTCTCCCAAACTTAGCAAACGTAGCTTGGTCTATTCCGTCTAACACATCATATAATGTTTCTCTGGTTTTATATTGTTCGTTAAATAAACGAGTTTGATTTATCTGTCCAGCAGCTTCTTTCCCTACATCTCTAGCTTTGATTTTTTGTGCGTCCGATAAAACTTTACCGGATAATTCTTCAGAAGTTTTTAAAGCTTTATCCATGACCTTTTTATCGGTTAGAGAAATACCATGCTTCCTCCAAAGACCTTGAGCTTTAGGTGAGTAAGCTGATTGTAATAAGTTTAGACCTCCGGTAGCTGCTCCCCTAACAGCCGCTTGTGCTTTACCACCACTATAATAACCGGGGAGTTTATTGGGAGCGTGTTTAACTGCCTTCTCCCCCATAGCCTTAAGACCACCTTTTACACTACGAGCCGCTACAGCCGGAGGCATAAACGGAAGTAAACCAGTTGCCGCTAAACCTACATCTGTCCAAGGGATCTTACCTGTCTTACCGTATTCCGTAGCTATATGAGTAGCATCAGCAATCCCACCAAGTACGTCACCTACTATGGGGATTGGAGAGGATGTTAAAGCTACTTTATCAAGAGTGGACATACCACTCCAGACATCTCCGATAGTATCAAAAAGTCCCTTAATACTCATAAGTTATATTTTTCCTTCTTTCTCTTTTCATTGTATTTTTCCGCACCACCTAAGAACCAATAGTACATCATGGGTCCGACAAGTGGAACACTCTTTAACTGTTTTGAGAAGTCAGGGTCATCTTCTCCAACTTCCTTAACTGCTCCTCCAGCCGCATCTAAAAGAGGGGCCGCTGGTGTAACCATATCCGCTGCCCGGTCCACTAATTTACCGTCCTCTAAAAGTTTACTTGATCCCCATTTACTCATGCCGTAGACTCCTAGATAACCCCATACCATTCTTTCGGGTATCTCATCTACATCTACATCCTTTCCTAATAACATATCCTTTACTACACCCGTAGCCATATTAGTAGAACCTAGAAATGTAGCAAGTTTTAACATTCTTCCAGCGGCTCTTGCTTTATTCCCTGCACCTTTCTTAGCCGCTTCTTGCACTATATCTCTACGGACAACATCGACTTGTTTAAGTGTAAAAGATTTAAGCATATACATTAATCTACCATTGGGATTATCTAAGTATTTCTTCGGCATTTCACTTAGGGACACAGGTTGAACATCCGATAACTCATTCCACATTAATAGCTTAACATTGTCAGTCATATTCCCTGCTTTAAGATCATCAATAACTGTACTCATATCATCGCCAAAAACCGTACCCCATTTTTCCTTAAGTTTTTCTACTCCCTTAGTAGACCTGGATTGTCTTTGAGCCTTTATAAGTGCAGCATTAATAATAGTCTGCTTACCAAATTTATCTATATGTGCAAATCCAGATGCTTTAAATAACTTCTGTAATCCATTAGCAAATTTACTAGGGTTCCCCATCTCTTGAGATATAGTATTGTCCAGACCTATATCAATAAGTTTAGCACTTTTTTTACTAAAGGGCATCCGGAGTGCTGCTTGAATAGTAGGAAAAATACCTGACTTATACGCCGCTATCCCTATATCACCAATCTGTGTTATAGCGGCAATAGGGTTAGCTATTGTTCCGGCATATCCAGTATCCTTTAACAACTTGGACCATTCATCTCCGGTTTGTTCACCGGAAATAAATCTTGACTTTAATAACTCTTGAAGTTTAAGTTGATCGTCGGGTTTAATATCGGGTAGTTCCTTACTTAACCAAGCTCCTATACTACCATTTTCATCTAAGTCTACAGATTTACCAAAGAATTTCCCACGTTCAATAGCATTTGTTGCACCTCTTACATAGCTCTGTAGGGATTCCGCTGGTGTTCCGTAGAATTCCAGAAGATCATCAGTTACATTATCTAGTTTCCTCTCCTTAACAAAGCGAGGGACATGACCTTTCGTATCTACTGCATAACCCCTCACGGCTTGGTTTAAAATTTCATCTCTAGTAGCATCGTCTATAGCCTCTACTGGTATTCCTTTTTTATTAGCATAGGTTTCTAATTGTAAATCATAAAAACCTTTACGTTCTACACCTAAAGCATCTGTTAATCCTTTATAGTCTTTAACTTGTCGAGGAAAATAATCTCCTTCTAAATTATCTCTGTTTATATTATACCCTACTTCTTCTAATTCATCCCCTATTTTAGTTAATACATCCTTTACCTTAACAAAACTTTCTGCCATTTTTGGAGCATTTTGAGAGAGTATACTTTCAACTTCATCGAATCTTCCGTTAGCTAAATGTATTGATACATCATCGTGCATCCTTGGCGTAAGTGATTTATGTAGATTTTCCGCAAAGTCCTGAATATCTAAAAGTCTACTTTGAGTATTCATATGAATACCTAATTCAAATTTTCTTAGTTTATTGTATATAGGTTCCGATATATTTCTTACTTGAGTAGAGAGTATTCCCAGGAAATCATCCAATGCCGGACTATGTATTCGGGATACCGCACTGTCTTCAGTAATTGCTTTCGTAGCTGACTTCTCAGATAAATCTACAGTACGGGCATAGGGATTTTCCCCTAATATTCTATAGGCTCTTGCTACCTTTGCCGGAGAATACCCTAGTTCTTCGGCAATCGTAGGTATGTCCTCTACAATCGTATCTATACCGGAAGCGTTGCGTTCATCAAGTTTAGCATTAACTTTATCTACAACTTTTGAAGCACTTCTTTGCATTAATTTATCTATACCAAGTTTAGTTCCCCCTGCCAATACTGCTCCGGCAGCGGTAGATACAGCGGCCTTTGTTAAATCCACTTCTTTATTTTGTCGTAGGTCATCAGTTGCACTTGCACCAAATCCTAAAGCTCCCCCTATAGCTGTAGCTCCTTTCCATGTAGCTCCCATAGGAAGTAAACTTGTAGGGTCAGCTATGGCTCCACCAAGCCCTCCTATTGTATAGGCCCAACTATCTCTATCCGGAACAAAGTCCTCGCCATATTCTTCCTTTAATAGTTTAGCACGATGAGCCATAATCATTTCCCTACGTTCCTTTGGGGACGCATCGGAATATCCCTCGCCATATTTTTGGTCCGGAGAATAATAAGTAAACCCATCTGTAAAGTCAAATCCTATTGATCCAAGAGGTGCTACGGATTCTAAGTAATCTCCTATACTAGCACCAAAGCCCACCATTTCATCATAAGCATAACTAAGGTTTTCCCAAGTAGTCGGGTCTTCTTTTTGTGTATCCGTATCTTCTTGAGAATCCAGACCCATTTGAGATCGAAAGCCAGCCATAGCCTCCGCTTCGGAATTAGCGGTTACTTCGTACTTATCGTTACCGAAAGTTATTTCATAAGTGTTCATTAAGGCCCTGACACTTTCTTAATAGTAATTTGAGGTACTGGACCTCTTTTAAAATCAAATTTACCAGCACCTAAATTAGCTTCTACAATCATTTGAACTGCCTCCGTTATCTCTAACGGTATTCCTCTTCTTCTATGTGATTCCATAATTTTCTTTGCGTGACTTGCAAGTGTCCCTACACTTTCAGAGTCAATGGAACCCCAATCACTATTTTCGTAAAATTTCTGTAAACTGTTTTGTAAATTAGGGCCAGTTTTATTTGTCTTTGGGTCCTTTACTCCTCTTATTGTCGTAACAAAATTTAAAACTGCTAACCTCTCATCATCATTAGGAGCTTTTATAGTTTCTGTACTCCTTAAAGTCTTTGCATCATCTAAACTTTTCCTAAGTTCACGGTCAAGTTCAGCCCTTTGGTTTTTCCCTAGCTCATTATAACGATTCATATTTTCACTGGACAGTATTTTTTCTCTTGCAAGCATAATTTGTGCGTTTCTATTCTTATCCGCTGTCTCAGCCCGTGTCTTAATGCCCACTAACTGAATATTGTTTCCTTCTCTCTTAATTTCCAGACCTTGTTTCTTAAGATCAGCATTAAGTTCATCCATTTTTTTCTGCCAACCAAAAGACCTATTTTTAAAGTCCTCATTGAAATCTTGAACACGGCTTCTTAATTTAATATCTTTTTCCATATTACCAATTCTAGCCGTATTCATTCTTTCAGTTTCCTTTA